ATGAATCAAATGCATATTAAAAACGTATGTTGTTCCACGCTTTATAATATCATATCCATCAAATCCCCCCGCATTATATGAACATGGATCATTTGCACCTCCATTGCCCGTTCCACGATCATTAATATTTGATGGTGCTTCATCATATGGTTCAACCGGATTGTGTATTTCATATGCGTTTTCCATTTGTAATTGTTGGGAACAATTAAATGCATATATACCCGCAAATGGAGATGAAAATGTTGCGGTGTCTAATATTACACCGGTTGTATTTGTAGGTGAACCGGTTTGTTGGAATATATCACAACTCACACATGTAAAATTCAAACCAATATTTGTATTTGGATTATCGCAATCATCCGTCCAATTCCACGGGATTCGCGGTTGTGAACCTTGATAATCACCATAGCATCCCCAATACCAACCCGCAATTGTTCGCATATCCATTGATTGCAACCCACCAAAATTTGTTGGTGATTCATCATCAAATTTTGGTGAAAAATTTTGTGTTGTTATTAATCCGCTTGGATCGGAAATTGGTGTAACTAAAGCTAAATCATTCATTTGCCCGTGCCACGTGTTGCCAATTGCACCGGCACAATCATTTGGTGTTCCGCTTGTATTATTATAATTCAACGGAATTTTCCAATCTGACCAATTTGATGTTGATGATTCATATTCAAATGCATAATCCGTTAATACTGCAAGACTATTTACAAAATCTTGTTTTGGTAATAATGAAATTAAACGTTTGAACCATTCGGTTTCAAAAAAATCACTTATGATTGTATATCCTTGTTGCGCAAAAATACATTTAATCATATTGTAAATATAAAATGCCGGAGCCATGTCCGAAGGTGTAACCACCGCATCCCCATTTTGATTTTGATAATTCCATTTTCCGGTATTTACCAAAGGATAAACAATATGCGTTCCCACTCCACCAATAATTTCACCCGCTTTATTAAATTGCCATGTATTTTCTATATCCGATTTTGAAAAATTAACAATGGTAGGATTTGCACCAAAAAATCCACCCGCATTAAAATCTATATCACACAAATTTAATTCGGACAAAGCATTTACCCACTTGTAATTTTCACCAAACACAACACATTCATAGGATTTTGGAATATTATTATACGTTGTTCCTTTAATATTAAATTGACCTTCTAAAACAATCAATCCATCCACATAAATTTGTGCGGAATATTCTTCAATATATTGATGTGATTCGTAAAGTGAATCCGAATAAAGATTTTTTAAAGTTGTGTTATTTAATTTGGTTGCGGGAATTGAAAACGTTTTTGAATATGAACCTTTTGATGATTCCGGATCTTGCACATCCTTAATTGAATATGTTATTGCTAATGGAAAATCCGTTGTTTGTTCAATGTCTAATTTTAGTTTTGTTCTAACATTTGTAACCGCATCAACATACGTAATAATAAATTCAATATTTGGGGGATTTTGTGCCATAATTAATTTCTTGGATTTCTTTGATTAACTGACATTTCAAATTTGAATTTTAATCTAACTAAATTATCATCCGTGTTTAATATCGGTGTTGATTCGCCCGTTATTACAATTGGAACAAATTTATACGGAACCAATAACGCATTTGTATTTGCAAGTGAATTTTGAATTAATAAATTTGAATCATTTTTTTCACGCAAATAAACCTCCGTTGATGAAAACATTTCCGCAAAGAATTTAGCAAAATCCGGTTTCATTGGTTGCGTAGTAACCGAATAAGTAATTGTATTTTCATTTGACCAATTGCCCTTGCTGAATTGCATTGAATCCCCTAATGGAAAATATCCCAATGATTGTTCGTATTCCGTAAATTTATTTTTGGCGGATTTTTTAAATACTCCTTTACTTGTAACCTGATCAAACGCCCCTAACATATTTTTAAAACAAAAACGCAAATAACCACTATTTAAAATACAAGAACGATCAACTTTAAATGTTATTGTTGGCACATAAGTTAAATATGCACATGCTATTGGATCATTTGAAATGCTTGATTGAATATATACGGAATAATAACCAACTAAAGAAAAATTAGTTCCTTCACCAATATTTGGTGTTAAACTATTTTGCAAATCTCTAAATCCTATTGATACCGTTGTAAGGTTATCACTCACGGGAATAAGATCCGGAACATAATGTAAACTCAATGGTGCTTTATTAACATCATATGTAATTACCGATATTCTAAATTCGCAAATGTTATATGCTGACCAATCCGGAAAAAATCCCAACATGTATTGTTCAGTTTCGTGAATATCAATCCGCATTGTAACACCATCAAGTGGATGATTTGTTAAAAATAAATTTCTTTGATTTTGTTTTGATGGATTATATGCAATTGAATAATTATCAAATACGGATGTGAAATTTACACCGCTTTGCCCGTTAGATTCAACCAATTGATTTAAATATTTTTGTGTTGGTGAACCTTCGTGAATATAGAATAAATTTGAATTTGTATATGCGGGATCCAAAACAATTAAACCCGTTGTTGCATCTAAATATTCACGTTGAAATTTCACACGAACTTTCCACCCCGCAATTTCACGCCAATCTTGAATTGCAAACGGTAATGCAAGTGTTGGATTTTGTCCTAATTTCCAATTATTCGGTGCATCGTTTAAAGTGTATTTTGTTTGTATGTTGAAAATCTCGGATGCATCAAAAATGAAATTATCCACGTTTGATAAATTCGGAGCCATTCTATATTTCGCACCAATTTGTGTTGTTATTAATCCGGTTGCCTGATCTATATAATAACATGATGCAATAATGTTTGTTGTTGATGCGGTTGTTTCGGTAACATCAAAAACAATTGGAATTAATGTTGAACAAATTATATTTGTATCCGGTTGTGTGTTTATTACTATTGCCATATTAAATTATTATTTCAAAATTTTGTGCTAATCCATCCTTTAAAACTTTGATCACTTCGGATTCATAAATTTTGCTAATCTTTTGAACTTCTAAATTAACCTTTTGTTCTGATTTTCTTATAAATCCCAATTTTGCTTTGTTCATTGGATTGCCTTTTCCATATCCACCACGTGATGTTGATGTTTGTTTGGTTGCAATTGCAAATGCTATTCCACGCACCGTGTCGTTATCACTTGCAATTCCTTTTACTTTTATCCAATTCATCAACCCTTGAATGTATGCGGAATTACTTGCACCGCTTCGTGTTGATGCATCAAACGGCACATTTTCCGCACTCACTCCATATTCCACAACACGCCAATAAGAATTTCCTAAAATTTTCAAATCAAAACTAAATGCACCCGTTGGTGTAATAAGGTGTTGAAATGAATTAATTAATGATCCGGATGCGTTACGCTTCAACGCAATCAATTCCAAACCCAAAATAATTTGAATATCCGTTGCAACTTTTTTTACCGGTGATAAATTCATTTTAATTATGGATTACAAAAACGGTAAAAGTTAAAACTAAATGTTACTTTCAAACCAATTAAACGGTCATTGGATGCCTCCTTTAATCTTGAAATTTGTATTGGTGCGGTTAAAACAAAATCATTTCCAAGTTCAACAAATTCAAACCACCAATTGTTAAACCATTGTAAAACGTCATTTTCTAAATTATCCCATTCCTTCAAAAGTTCAACATTAATTACTGATTCCTTTATTGAAATTGTGTTTAATTCCGTAAATGCATCCGCAATAAATGGTGATGTTTCAATTGTAATATAACAATCTTCGGCGGTTGCGGTAAAATCAAATATTATATCCGTTGTTGTTACGGCGGAAAAAATTGCAATATCACTTGCACCCGCAATTGTTCCCAATTTTATATTTGAATCCGGAACACCGTTTAAACCTTTAATATCTACAACATAAATTCGTCCAATTATTAATTTAAGTTTTTGATCAATTGCAATTTCCGTTACACCCGTTGGTGTTAAATAATTTTGTCTATATGTAGCACCAACAATTTCGGATCCTAATGCCGTTGTTGGAACACTCTTATTCGTCCAATCATCCGGCGGTGTGTTACCGGTTGCACCAACCCAATTAACACCATTTTTTACAAGTTCATCACCCTTTACCGGAATTAATGTTGTATCATGTTTATTATATGCCGTAAACGTCCAACTTGAATTTGTCAATATTGTATTGCGGTTGAAATCGGTTGTTGCAATTGACATTTCCGGCGGATTAATTATCATCAACGGCAAATCCTTTGAATGTATTTCATCAACGTGTTGTGGATAACCCAACAAACATTCACCTTTTGTAAACGTCCAATTACGGATCATCTTTGTAACTATTTCTTCACTATTTATTATTGCACTCATCTTGATTTTCTTTTGCTATTTGCCTTTTGATTTGCTTCATCTTGCATTGCGTTGCGCACTTCATTTTCATATTCGTTATGTGCGGAACTCCATGATAAAAATGTAAAAATAATATACAAATTTGTTTCACGGCATGAATCAATTGCGTTTAAATTTCCAAACGTGAACAATCCCGTTTTTGCAACATCATATAAAGTATTTAACCATCCGTAAGGTTTCATTATTTCCCAATTGTTCGTTGCATGTCGGTTATCATTTCGGTTTCCGGATTTATAAACGTTTGGATATTTGCTTTGTAAGTGTTTATTTGTTTGCTCAAAAAAAAAATGAATCCCCAAACTTTTTCCATAGTTAGATTTTCAAACATCTTTGTTTTTTTAATTACCAATTGTTCATCAAACACCTCATTTTGTTCACGGCATAAAATTGCAATTTGTTCCGCAATTACTCCAAACTTTCCGGATTCGTGTTTTTCTGCTAACATATCCAATTGCGCCGTTTCTATAAAATCACCAAATGTTGATTCTTTCATTTCCGCAATTGGATAAAAGTATTTTTTCCCTTTGTAGGTAAATGAATTTTTTACACCATCTTCAATAACCATTTCTTCAACATCACCATTTAAAAAATTAGTCATTAATAATAATGTTTCACCCATTTGCTCACCATCCACCAAATTTATTGTTGCTTCATCTATTCCCGTAAAAGTTGAAAACACTTTGCGGTTTGTTTTAATATTGTGCAAATCACGTTCCAACTTCAACGCCTTTTTTGCCGTGTCCGTTTTTGGTTGTTGATCTTCGTTTGGTTCAACAAATGCATCCTTTTTAATAATGGAATAAATTTTGGAATATTCCTTTAATGTTATTTCACTCCATTTACTTGGAATTTTGCATTCTATTTCACCAACTACTAAATTAATCATTTGATTTGTTTTATGTTACAAAAGTAAAAAAATCTTTGATTGCAATTTACGCAACTAAAGGTTATCCAAAATATAAAATTTTTGTTTTGCTCAATTCAAAATAAATTCGCATTATTAACGCATCCGCAATATCGGGTGAATGTCCTAACAATTGTTTTATCTTATCCTTTGGTGTGATTGATAATTTGTTATCCTTGTCAACATCGTGTTGTTTCACCATTTCAAATTCCATTATTATTTTTTGTCGCAATGTTGGATCCTTTACATTTATAAATATTTGGCCGTTCATTACCTTTTGCGCGAACTTATAATAACATTGTGTTTTAAGGTTTCTAAAGTTTTCATTACCTAATGCACGGGAATTATTTACAAAGGATTTACACCCCTTTAAAATGTCAACAAACCCACCACCAACACCATCCGAATCCGCAACAATGTTTGAACGTTGAACATTGTGTTTTTTTGCAAGATCATCAACCAAATTTGCAAGTTCATCAATCGAATTTTTATCCAACGTTTTAATTTCTTCAACCCTCCAATCATTCCACAAACAAATTACGGATTTATCACGCCCATAACGGGCAACATCAACGGATATATATTTGGCTCCAACACCCGAAACAAAATCATTTGTGAACATATCATTCAACGCATCAATTGAAAACAATTGTGTGTCCTCATCTGAATATTCCCAATCACCAAACAACAAACGTTTTTGATTCAACACATCCAATTGTTGCAATTGTTTAATGTAATGTTTTGAAATGTTTGGGTTATCCGTTACCAATGATTGAACAAATTGTTTTGTTTTTGGTAATGTATTTGATTTAAATGGTTTGTAAAATTCGGTGTAAATCCAACCTTTTGATGGGTTGCATGTCATTAACAATTTTGGAATTAATCCGTGTTCGTCTAAATTGTAGCGCATCCGTGATTGAATAACATTAAATGCCATTGGTGTAATCTCGGTTGCTTCGTCTATAAATGCACCGGTTATTTCCATTGAACCAAGTGAATCAAAATTGGGATCCGAAGGATAATGAAACAAATCTTTCAATAAAATTTCACTTTGTGATTGGTGAATTGTAATTAATGATTTTGTTTCGTGATACGTAAAATCCACATTTGCTTTTAAACCTTGCATTGCACAAACTTCAAAGAATGAACGCAATGTTGTTTCTTTTAAATTCTTCAAACGTGAACGCCCGATTACATATCTTGTATTTGGATATTTCAAACATTGTTTTAAAACCCAATAAACACCCAACATTGATTTTCCACCACCCGCACCACCTCCATACAATACAACGTTTGTTTCTTGATCTTCTAAAAAATCAATTGCTATTGTTTGTTTTATTGATAAATTCATTTGTGGCATATGTTTTGGTTTCATTCCAATTAATCGACAAAGCTACTTCACCCGTAATTTCTTGCCGTTCAACATATCCACGTGATTTTCCTTTACACTTCAAATAAAACAAAATTGTTGGAACGTTCCCATCTTTAATTAATTTCCACATTTCCGATTCCGCAATGTCAATTGCAATTTCTTGGATATCATCAACCGCCAATTTAAAATCATCATCACTTTTGTAATATCGGTAAAATGTGGAACGTGAACATTTACCAAAATGACATGCCAAAGTTACATTTCCCATGTTTTGCTCCATGTGTTGTAATAATACATCCTTTGTAATCTCGGTGCGCTTTTGTTCCTTTTTTATAGATTGTGCCATTTCGTATTAATTTAAGTTTTCGAAAATTACCCAATCCCGTTTTTCTGCAATCAAATAAAATTGTTTATCTAACATTTTAAATTCAAAATCATCTTTCATTTCTGATGCTTTTGCTTTTTCAAATATTGCTTTTGATACTTCACGAATTATTTTCATTTTAGCCATACGACAAAAATACAATTAAAACTTTATAAAATAAAGGTTTGTTTTAATCGTTGTTGAATCCTTCGTGATTGAATCCCCCTAATGAACTAATTGGAACATTCAACGCTTCAACAATTGCAAATTCAAAAATCTTTGATTTGTTTTCATATCCTAAAACCTCACCCCAATTTTCACATAATTGTTCCCACATTTCAAATGTTT